GGGAGTTTTGTCATACTTAATTTAGTTTTGTCAGAGTTTTGTCACACTTATCTTGACAAAACTATCAACCCGACGAAACCCTGTATTTATAAGGTTTATTTATATTCTAATATATATATTATTACTATATATACTACTTTTGTCATACTTTTTCTTATATACCCCCTTTACTTTTTACTATCAGTATCCACACTTACAGACAAAGCCCCATACCCTGACAAAACTGACAAAACCCCTAAAGTGCCTGACAGCTACGTTTCAAGGCTAATAGTTTTGTCATACTAATCGTCATCTCTGACAAAACCCGATATTTCAGGATCAAAATACTGATTACGCTCAATATCTAGCCCGAAACTTTCCGACAATAACCGCGCGATTGCATCTAATCCATTTTCGGGTCTAGATGCGTAATTAATCACTTCGCATACACCATACGCAAAGATCATCTCTGCAACCATTTCGGGATCTGCCCCACGCTCGACAAAGTTTTCAAACAAGGCATCTAAGCGCTCTTTGCCCTCAATATGACTCGGACCGCGTTTGTATTTGTTTATATCTACAATTTTTAAATCTGACATACTGACAGTATAGCCGATTATTGCTTTGATTGAACTTCCCAACGAAACTTCATTTGTCCAACTACGGGTTGCCATTCTCTACCTGGACGGGTCTGCCAACCCTTACCTTCCTGCCACCCGCCTGTTTCTCCCAATATTTTCCACCCTACAGCTTTAAGACTGGATCCTGACTCTTCTTTTAACGTATAAGTAACCATGCGTTTACCGCCCATTTGTTGCCATACACGCCAAGCTCTACCGTATAAGAAAGAGTTTGTATTCTTAGGTGCGTCTTCCAATACACATACTCTAGTTACTTCGGCAGTAAAACCGTCATCCAGCCTACGTGCAACGGGTCTTCCGATTATAGCTACTCCTACCAATTGATCGTTATATGAAGCTCCTAAACTATATTTATGGCCTTGTACTTTTTTATTATGTCGGTGGAAGTTAGTAACGAATGAATTAGCTTCACTCAAAGACAAAGGGATCAATTCAAGTTTATCCATTTAGAAATCGAAACCTTGTTGCCCTTTAGTTTTTGGAACTTCTCCACCCTCTTCAATTGTCTGCATATTCTTCAATATGTGACAAATCACTTCGATAGTCCACCCATTTCCTAAAAGTTTATATTTTTGTGTGTTAGAAACAGACATCAAATAATCATCATCAACCGTCTGCAAACGCATACATTCTAATGGAGTGAGCTTTCTCCAATATACTTCTCCATCTGTTTTTTTATTTTTCGGTTCTACAACGACGTTATCTTTTGTCACTTGACTTAAAGCGTTACTTTTTTCATCTTTACGCAGCTCTAACATCTGTCTCGGTTTAGTAGACTTCCAATCCACATTCTTGCCGTCCTTATCCAAAGAACGACCACGCCAGGCTCCAGCTATTACTTTAGGTTCGGTGTTGCCACCACCATGCGCGTTAAGAGTAGGCGATTTACCGTCAGGCGAGTAAACTCTTTTTAATATATCGTGATCATTTATATCAGTTGCAGTCCCTATTTGTTTAGGTGTTTTATGTCTTTCAGATAAATCTTTCGGTATACCTGCATCATCACACGCAAGGTAATCGCCTTGTCTACCATTTTTGACATACTCCATCGCACTTAAATTACTAGCCTTTTCTTTATTGACATCTATCAAACAGCTCTGACCTTCTTGCCGTTTGGAAAATCTATCAGACATTAAGGTGTAACTATCAGGATTACTTTCCAATATGTCTCTCAAAACGACTCCTCGATCTTCAGGTTGTTCTACGCCTGGTATGTTCGTCCAATAATATCTCTGCCGATTCTGTGCGCTTACAAGAGCGCTATTGATGAGTATGGGTTCAAATCCTACATACTGGGTAATAACGTCTAAAAATTCTTTCTTCATCCTCACATTCTCTAGTAGGAAGTATTTAGGTTTACATTCTTTTAATATGCGAACAAACTCAAAAAATAAAGCTGAACGTGGATCATCAAAAGCCAATTGCTTGCCAGCTTGACTAAATCCCTGACAAGGAGAGCCGCCCAGTAAAAGATCTATCTTGGGCAAATCTTTTACTTTTATATCTACGACGTCGCCCAACTGTATCGTGTCAGGCCAATTTTCCTGAGTGACTTGGATAGCATACTTATCTATTTCCGATGCGTAATACTGATCTACTTTGATACCCAAACGGTCAAGAGCAATCCTACCGCAACTCATACCGTCAAATAAACTTAGTACATTCATATCAACTAATCTCTAAATCTAAAAACATACCGCAATCTTTTCTCAAACGATCTTTTGCTAAATCAACATACTCTTGATTGAGTTCTACAAGTATAGCGTCTCTGTTGTTATTATTTGCTACTATGCCCGTTGTTCCTGTTCCACCAAACGGATCTAAAACTGTACCCCCTTCTGGACAACCCGCTAAGACGCAAGGCACAATTAAATCGTATGGAAAAGTAGCAAAATGCGCACCTTTGTACGGTTTGGAAATTACTGTCCAGACTGACCGTTTATTTCTTTTAAAACTTCCGTCTTGGGCATATCTTTTTGTTCTTTTTATACCTGCATTTGAATCACCTTGTATTATAGAACCAACTTTATCGTAACTATCTGACCATTTGCGTTCATCTTTCCCCACGCAATCTTCTTTAATTGCATCGTGGTCGTAATAATATTTAGACTTTTTACTTAATAGAAATATATATTCATGTGATTTAGTGCAACGGTCCGTAGTGCTTTCTGGCATCGGATTAGGCTTGTGCCAAATAATATCTTGTCTAAGCACCCAACCATCAGCTTGTAAGGCCAAAGCCACGCGCCAAGGTATCCCTAAAAGATTTTTTTTAGGTAGATTTGTTTTCAGTTTTATATTGCCCTGCTTTTCTTGTAGCTCTTTTCGCCTACTAACTGAGTAACCTTCTTCAGCGTTTGCGTTGAATCCACTTCCTGTTTGACGACCGTAACTGTCTCCAAGATTTAACCATAAAGTCCCATCATCTCGCAAAACTCGTTTAACTTGTGCAAACACTTTTACTAAATTATCCACAAATTCATTAGGCGTATTTTCCAATCCTAACTGGTTTTCTTCATCGTTGTAATTACGTAGTCCCCAATAAGGGGGAGAAGTGATGCAAGTGTGTATAGATTTATCTTCTAAATCTTTTAACCTATCTATACAATCGCCTTGTAATATTCTTACGGTCATATTAATAAAGGTGAGGTACTTCGTTGCTGACTGTACCTCGAGCCATTTGTTTACCTTCTTACGGAGAAAGAGTGCAACTGCATATCTATTATATTATAGAGGCCGTATGTGCTACCTCTCTCGAGTCATCAGGTTGCGTCAGAACCTTTACATACCTCTTATAACGCCTCCCTCTTTTAACTTCGTAGACGATTTGCCACTTATATTTATTAACCATTTTCATTTTTTAAAACCACCAAGTTAGGATTTTCTTGAATAAAAACAAGGCTATCTATTACATACAAGCGATCTTCCTCGCTGAGTTTTTTGAAATTGGATACGATTTGTTCGATTAGGGCTTCTTCATTCATATCTCCCCCATGTTGAATTGTTTGAGTTTGATTATACTGCATCTTAGTGTGACTCTGCTTTTTTAAGCGATTCTCCCTTAATTATTGTGTGCTGGGTAGTCTCAAAGGACGTTCTTTATATTCCCCCAGATTCACTTAACCCTATTATACTGCATCTTAGTGTGACCCTGCCTTTTTATACGCTTTATCGTATATTTCATCCCACCTTGCTTTTGCAACTTTGGGATCTAAATCAGACTCGGGTTTATATTGTATTTCACCCTGTTCGTCTTTCGTATAACTAACGACAGTTCCATCTTCTAAAGTAAGCTGGTATTTTTTAGCTTTGTTCACTTTCACACTCCAATATGTCTTGATGTATTTCTCTACGAACCAATACCTTAACATCTTTATCTAATTTAGTTATGACTTTTATATCCAAAACTTTAGGCACCCAAGTCTTCCAGTTGTTCGCTTCATGTATAACTGCATCTTGAAAACCATACTCGACAGGTTCAGTATGATGTTCGGTATTGATGTAGAAACTATTCAAAGTCATCCTTAATCGATTGTTCATATTGTTCCTGACGACCCGCTATAGTTTCTTCAATATTAACCTCTAAGTTATCTATTTTCTCTAAGACCTTCTGATTATGATCTGCGGGTACGTAAGTCTTAATTAAATATCTAACTTCAGACAATATGTGATCATATCCGTCGTATGTATAAAATCTGTACCCTTCATTTATTTTTGGCTTTGCCATATCTTTTTTTGTATTCATTTACAAATCGTAGCAAAACTTGTTGTACTGTGCAAGTTTTTTGTTTATTATTATATTAATCAATTGGAGAAAATTATGAACAAATTAAATAAATTAATTGACGACACCCTTTCAAATCAAGCTAGAGAAAAAATTGGCAAACCTCAACCAGACCATACAAATACGCTGTTTGAGCAGATCAATATGATAAATCTTATGATAGAGGTGATGCTTCATATTAAGATACATTATCCCTCAGTTTTTGAAAAAGCATACAGGGAGGTGATCAAAAGTGACAATAGGTAAACCCATAAGATGTTACCCTCTAAAAAAGAAAGACGGTAAATTTATATACTTGCCCTACGATAAGACTGAGTTTGATATTACGTTTGTCGGCGACAACGCTGATCTCGAAACAATCCAGGAGTATTGGCAAGCCATACAGAAACCTGAATACAACCCACGCGAAACCGTTAGTCAAAACCTTATGCACATCAAAAACAATATAGGGTATTGGCCTGAACCTCTTTACAACGACAATGTGGTGCAGACCACCCTGTTAGAATACGAAGAGGATTCACCTTTTATAGATATGTTTAAAAAGCAAGCTGCTTTTGAAAAACGACAACAAGAAGGAGATACTAAACGAGTCTATAAGGAACAAACCTGGGACGTGGATGACGAGATACCATTTTGACGACTAAGAAAAAAAAAATAATTATGGTTCTTGATCTTAGAGAAATGAAAGAACTCAAAGCGATCACACTTAGACAAGATGTTAAAAAACTTATGGGATATGGTTTTACTGCTAAATCGATGTCTGAATATATGGGAAACCAAATAAGCGACAGAGCTATAAGAGAGTTTGTAAAATACAAAAGAAGACATTTAAGTACACATAACTTTGAAGTTTTAAATGAATGGACAACTAAAGTTCTGGAAGAAATAGAAAAATTAGAAGAACCAATAAATTATGCAGACTATTATTTAGACGCAATAAAAGGAGAAAAAAATGAAAGCAATACCTGAACTAGAACAATATGAACCAACTCAGAAAGGCAACGCACTTGTTGTCTTTGATATACCCAACGAACTCTACCACTCTGACGTGGGTAAGAGTTCTAGCTTTTTTCGTAAGTTTGGTGAAAGCCAAATACACGCGCTTGAAGTAGAACAAGAAACCACCTCGGCTATGAACTTTGGTACCGCAGCTCACTATATGTTAGTAGAGGGCGACGAAGCCTTTCATAATAATGTAGGTGTTATTTTTGGATCCCCGTATACAAAAGCCAACAAAGAAATGAAACAAGAGTTTTTAGACAGAGGCCTGGTTGTTATCAACGAAGCTGATATGCAAGCCATCAACCAAATGGATGCCTACATGATTGAAGAAGGCAAGATGTATCTGGACGGTGACGGTAAAATACCCGAGGCATCTTTCTATTGGTTTGAAGACGACGTGTTATGTAAGTGCAGACCAGACGTCATCTGTAAACCGCAAGGTCCACATCAAGATTACGAGATAGTCGTGGTTGATTACAAGACCACTTACTCTTGCAGTCCTGAGTCGTTCAAAGAATCTGTATTGAAATACGGATACGCAGAACAAGCCGCTTGGTACAGAAGAGGTATGGAAGCTGCGGGATACAAAGTCAAAGAGTTTGTCTTCGTAGCGCAAGAAAAGAAACAACCATTCGCTAGTAAAGTATTTAAGATAACTAATGAACAAATGGACGTGGCTTGGCTGACTATGGAAGAACATCTACACGCTTACATGCGACACTTGAAAGGTGAAAAGCCAACCGTATACAACAGCCCTAATGTCGTTACACTTGATTTAGATGACCAAGATTAAATGTAAAAAATATAGACCACCCCCAGTTGGCACTACGGCTCGGATTGTATGTGATTGTGCCTCTTGTGCAATACCAACTAAAAAAGATCAAGAAAAATTACTGAGGCAAGTTACAAGAGCGTTAATTTATATGCAGAGCAAAGAAAATTATAGACTTAATAAAAAGAAATAAATGGCGAAGATTAATTCCAGAAACAAAGGCGCTCAGTTTGAGAGAGACGTTGTACGTATACTCAATAACTTCTTTATAGAGGAAGGTATAGACTTTCAAACTAAGCGCAACTTGGATCAATATCAGCAAAGTGATCTTTGCGACCTGCAAATACCAAACCACGCGATAGAGTGTAAGTTCTACAAAGAAGGCGATTGGGTAAAGCCTGAATGGTGGCGACAAGTGTGTGCAAGTTGCGAAGACAACATACCTGTGCTTATTTACAAATACAACCGCAAACCCATACGAGTTTGCATACCTCTGTACGCGATCAATCCTGATTGGGTACGCGACAACCAAGCTATAGCCGTTATGACTATGGACGATTGGTTATCTATCTTAAAAACGAATTGGGATTTATACGGAAAGTGCTAGGTTGAGCAAGGCACTCTAACGACTCCTAGCGTAGCCGAAACGATTACAGTGAAGGTTTACTGGGGGCAGCAACCTCACCTGGAGACGAATCGTTTGACTCATTCATACTAGGTGGTAAAGCAGCAGCTTTAGGCGCACTTGGATTAGATCCTTTTTGTGCAGGCAAAAACGATTTGATTTCGTTACTAGGGCCATACTCTCCAGTTTGATCCTCTACTATAACAACCCTAGCCTCGAAAGTTTTACCTTGAAACTCCCAAGCAGTTTTGGGAACTTCGGTAAAACCAACAGCTTTAGCTAAGCGAGCGAAGTCATTATTGGCGTATCCTCTAATTTCTTCTTGTTTTAGTTTATCGTCATTTGTGTACCAGAGATTGAAGTTCTTTCTTAATTTCCAACCAGCGTAGTTATCACCCGTTACTTCAGCCTCCAACTTCAAGTAGTCGTTACCAGCCGCAGACGTTGTCTTTTCGCAAGACAATATTACAACAGGGTAATCACCTTCTGGAATTGCAGAACTACTCTCTGCGGCATCCAAATCTATATCCAATCCTTCAAAGTCACTCATTCTGCACCTCCTGCAAATCCGAGTTTGTTTATTACACTAGCTAGATCAGGTGACTCAAACCCGTCTAACTTACCTGAACGATCCTTGGCAATATAGTTCTGTCCAATTCTCGTTTGTAACCATCTTGAGGTGACGGTTTTACCTTCTTCATTTTCGTCGTCAAACGTACGAAGAACCAAAACTTCATCAAAGAAGTAAGGTATCTGCGTAGGAAGTTTGGCGCCAACCATCATCGGTTGATAATGATAAGCTCCTGTCTGTTCGTCACGCTCTCTGCTTTGTTTGGCAATGAATATGACGTGGACAGGTAGGTCTCTGAACCTACGCATCGTTTTAATCATCACTTCGATAACCTCTCCGTACGCACGTCTAGGATCTTTGCTTTTAGCCTTTTCTTGCGAAAGCAAGATTTCAGCCATTTCTGTAACACTATCAAGACAAACGGTATCGTATTGTAGTGTTCCGTTTTCTAATAGTTGAGCTATCTCTTCAATCTCAGAAGCTTCTTTGACCTCGATTGCATCAAGATCAGGAGCATCCTTAATAGAGAGAAGACCACTCTCCATACTAACGACTAATGTTTTACCAGGAGCCGTTTGACAAAGAGTTGTTTTACCCGCACCACTTTCGCCGTATACTAAAAGTTTGGCGCCTTGCGACTCAACTAAATCGCTCGGTGACTTGATGCGTTCTTGGATACTTGTGTTCATTTTTTTCTCCAGTTGTTAATGTAAATGTTTTCATGCTACAATCACAAGAAAACACAATTAGACATATAGTACAGATGAACAAAGCAAAAATCAACCCGAATCAATGGAAGATTAATTACTTTCATAGACAACAACAACTAGGCGAAAAAGAATTGATGGATTTATACAGTCAAGGATTGGAGCCTGAATTTAAGGAGCGTGAAGTGAAACGAGTAACACTAAGTAGTTATATTGAATTTTTAGGCATAGATACAGCAGCCGAACTATTTGATTGTTCGCCACATACGGTGAAAGCCTGGAGATATGGCAATAGACAACCATCTACTGAGCAGGCTAAAAAGATAATAGTGGCATCTGGGGGCAAATTGGATTTCTTTTCTATATACGGTCCCATAGATGAGTTAAAAGATAAAAGTGAAACGGTTGAATAGTGCTAAACGTCAAAGCGTCCGCGCAGGATACTGCGTTGGAACTCGCTCTTGCGTATGCGGAAAGTGGTTATAGTCCTGTACCATTACTGCGCCATAATAAAGTCCCACCAAAAGAACTAGGTGGTTGGCAAAAGTTTAAAGAACGACAACCGACGACAGAAGAAATAACAAAATGGTTTCAAGGCCGTGATGACCTTGTCGTAGCCTTGATATGTGGTAAGTTTATTGTCGTTGATGCCGATACACCCGAAGCTGTGAACTGGGCAGAAACCAACTTACCTAATACACCTTGCAAAGTGGCGACAGGTAAGGGTATGCATTATTACTATAATAATCCTGAAAACTTCACAACCTATGTTGCTAGAAGAACCGATACTTCAGATCCTGCTAAACTAATTGATATTAGAGGAGAAGGTGGACTTATCATAGCGCCTTACAACATTCATGCCACTGGTGCTATATACGAGCCTAAATTTATAGAGGAGTGGGACTGGCATGATACTAATGATTTACCTGACCTAACAAAAGAACATTGGGAGATGATTACAGGTGTAGATAAAGTAAGCACCAAAAGCATTTCTCAACCTTTTGAATTGACAGGTGTAGTACAAGGTAGTCGTAATGATAACGCTGCTAGATTAGCAGGCAACCTTATAGCCAAAGGCGTATCTATAGAAATGGTAGAATTTTTTGTGCAATCTTGGAATCAACAAAACAAACCACCTTTACCAAGATCTGAAGTATCCACCACAGTTAATTCAATACAAAAGACACACGATAGAAAAAACCAACAAGCCCCAGCTTTTATACAACGTACTTACAATGTAAAAGAACCTACAGACCTTTATGAACCACCAGGCATACTTAAAGATGTCTACGAATATTCTGAGGAGATAGCACAAATACAACAACCATCTTTATCTTTGCAGACAGCTTTAGCGTTAGGCTCTGTAGCTTTAGGTCGTATGTATAAGACGGATATGAATAATTTTTCGTCTTTGTTTTTTATGTGCATAGCAAAATCTGGACAAGGTAAAGAAAATGTAAAAACAGTCATAGAAACAATATTAGAAGGGGCAGGCTTTGAAGATTTGATGGCGGGTGACGGCTATACGTCTAGTGGCGCAGTATATAGTTTACTGCGTCACAAACCTACACACGTGACCGTAATGGATGAATTTGGTAAAAGATTAGAGTCTATATCAAAATCTACTAACTCTAATAAAGAGGACGCTATTCAGGTTTTAATGGAGGCTTGGGGACGTTGTCATGGTACGTTAAGGCCAGATAATTACTCTATGATGACCTTTACTCAAAAACAACAACAGGAAGCCCTAGATCGTCATACCATCAAGCCTGCAATAACTTTGATTGGTATGTCTGTACCAAGAAACTTTTACGGTGCTTTATCAACAGGACGCATAGTTGATGGATTTTTGAACAGGTTTATTGTGGTGGAATCCAAACTGCCTAGAACGGTAGGTAGAATGGTCCCGTATATTGAACCATCTTACAAAGTATGTGAGTGGGTTAGACAAGTGAGAGCGCCCATGAACGATATGGAGGAAATAGCTAGAGACAACGCTGAGATGAATCTTAGTCAACGTGTAATTTCTTTTGATGACGATGCAAAAGAGCTTTTGAACAAATTAGCCTACGAACTTGTAGATCAACAGAACAAACTGGAAAAAGACGGTTTAGAAGTATTACTTTCGCGAACAAGAGAAAAAGCGATGCGGTTGGCTTTAATATGTCAATTGGCTGACAGACCTAATTCTAGAAAGATTACAGCAGATATGACCAAGTGGGCGATAGACTATGTTTACTATTATGATCAACTAATGGTAGCGACGTGTGAAGATAAAGTGGCTGGCTCTGAAATGGAAAGTCGTATCAAACAAGTCTTAAGTTTTATTAGAACGCAAGGGGAAATGGGTATTAGTAAAAGAGATATAGATCGTAAAGAAATATTTAGATCAATGAAATCTTTTGAAGTAAAAGAAATAATAAATAGGTTAATAAATGCTGGAGAAGTACAAGAGAAGGATGTACGCGTGAAACAAACAGGTAGACCGATGAAACGTCTAGTGGCGATAGATCCTAACTTTTTTGAAGATTAATGGAGGTATTACAAATGACAAAACCAAAAATGGAAACGATTAACGATCAAAAACGTGAAGAACGTGTAGCTGGATTTATAGAGGGTTTATGGGACGTTAGATGTCATAAACTGCCAGTCTCTTACGGGCTGGATTATTGGTGTGAAAGTAAGTACGAGTGCTTTTGGATGGAGGTAAAATGCCGTAGCTTTGGTATAGATAAGTATGAAACACTATTACTGAGTGCATCTAAACTTAGAATGGGAGCTGCATTGTCATTAGCAACTAATAGGCCGTTTGTTTTAGTTTTTGCTATGAAGGATAGTGTTTATTCCCACACTTGGGATAAAAATAAAATCTATGACGTTAGGTTTGGTACGATTGCGGAACCACAATTACCCGAAGATTCAGAACCATATATTCACTTACACCGTTCTGAATTAGTTTGTTTATCTGAGAGTCCGTTGGGATTTGATAGAGACGAGCTTGGACTAACTTAAAAACTCTGCTATTTCTTGATCTCTTGGATTTGGTAAGAGTGTTGGTCCTCTTCTTGCTATTGTTGCGGTAGGTATGCTTTTTACTTCTGGTAAGTCTAAAGAAACTTGAGGGGGTCTTGGAATCTCTCTGATAGCTTCTCTTATTTGACCAGTTGTTTCTCCTAAATCAAAATCTACGTCTAAATCTTCTAAGGTCTCTTCTGTAAAATCGGATACATCTTCGCCAACATCAGCTATTTCTTGACCTAATAACACAGGAGGTATAAGTCTAATAGCATCCTTGAAAGCCCGCATGACGTAATTTACACTTTCAGCATCAGATTTTGCTAATCTTCTTACTGTACTCGGATTTCTAAGTATCGATCCAACAAAATATAGTTGAGCTAATGTAGGTAACATAGATATGTTAAAAGCGTTTACAGCAACCGCTCCAGCTATCAAAGTTCCAGCTCCCCCCCCTTCTGAAGCTGTCATCACTCTCAAATCTCTTACTAAGTTTCTTAAAGATTTGACGGTTTCATCTCCAAACATAGCTTTTAATGTAGCATCGCCTTTCGCATTTAAAGCTCTTTCTAATGCGTCGGGTTTAAATACTTCATCAACAGTTTTACCAGGTCCTTGCACCAAACGTAACAACTCTCGCATACTGTCCTGTTGTAGATTTGCAAACTCTTCGGGTTTATTTTTGAAAACTTGATTTTTTAATCTTTCAATATTTCCCGCTTGTCCATTTCTAAATACTAAATTTACAATTTCATCAGGTTCAGCTGTCTCAATTCTTCTAAACAACCTATCAGTTTCAGCTTCGTGTAATTTGTTTTCATTCCTAACTAAATCATCAACTGCCTTTGACAAGTCTTTGGTTTCAATTCTGTCTACTATTTTTTCTAATTTTTTTGCATCAATCTTTCTATTAATTTTACTGAAATCATTTAAAACACGTTCTAGATCAGGAATATCATCAAATAATACTTTGCGTGTTGACCCTAGTTGTCTTCTAAAATAATTGGCAAAAGCTACAGGATTGACCTCTCCAGTATCTAATTTTACGTTAGGTGAGTCTAATGCTTCTCTTATAAAATCTTTTTGAATTTCTTTTTTTACTCTTTCCCTGCTTAGATTGTCTGGTATTGCTCTTAGAACACCCTCTAATATTTTTGGACGATCTTTTCTAACAACGTATTTAATTATTTCATCAACGTCGTAAGAATCATAGGCAGCGTCTTTTCTTATCATGGCAACTATAGAGTTATCAAAAGGTCTTACAGCCTTTCTATAATCCGCGTTGTATTTTTTTAAATCTTTAGTTATATCTATCAAAGTTTTCACTTGAGGCACTAAACCACTTGGGTCAGCCATAATATCTTCGGCTTCTAAATCACTCAGATCTCTTATCATTCTGTTCTTTTCATCTCCGAATGTTCTTCTAAGACCTGGTGATTTTTGGATTATGCTAACTATTGATCCTTCTGAAAGTTCATCAAAAATTTTATTTATATCGTCAACTATTAATTTAATATTTCTAGTGACTTCTTTTGCCTCTGATCCCGCAGACCTTTGAACCGCCAACATAGCAGAACGTAGATTTGACAAACCCTCTATAGACATGCCCCCTTGCTTTTCTGCGTTTGCTAAAATTTGTCTTATAACTCCAATTTTTCCACCCCTTACGCCTTCAACAGCTTGTATCAGCTCTAAACCTGGATTTGATTTTATTAGATCATCCACTTTTTTAATTAAAGGTTCTAATTTTATTTTTAAGCCATTACTAATTTCTTGAAGTCCAGCGGCTCTTATTCTCGCATCTATTTCTTGCGCTCGTTTTACAAATATTCCAGCAACTTCTTTTCCCTCTTCGTCTATAAATTGACCAAAATTAGAATCATACGCTTTTTTTATTTGGTCACGTAAAAGTTGACCAACAGCTATTCTGTCTGGGTTGTTAGTCAACGCCCCATTATCTATCATCTTTATGGCGTTGTTTATAAATTCATCTAGAGACTGTTGCGACTTATTAGCTTTTGTAGACAAATCTCTTTTGATTTCTTCTATCTGCCTTTGAGTCAATTTACCTGTTTGTGTTGCTTGTGCAAAATCTTCTAAACTTGCAGAGACATCTCCTTGGTCTTTTAACAATTTTTCTAATCGGCCTGTACCATATTTTATTAATTGTTTATCTCTTTCTGTTCTACCAAAAACTGTTTCAGCAGCGGCTTGAATTCTACCTGGTATAGCTCTACCTAATGCTCTTTGTGAAACTGCTGCGGCATCAAAAGTGGCTATTTGTTTAGATTCTTGCGCTTTTTTCACATCTTCAAAAGTTGCGGTTCTGCCTAAACGACGACTTAAATCAGCTACCTCATCTGGATCTGCTCCTTGCGCTATCGCCCTAGCAATATCAATATCTACTATAGGCGCTTTGCGACCTAACAAAGCAGATAAAGCTTTGCCACCAACTTCAAAAATACCTTGTGAAGCTCCACCAATAATCCCCTCCTGTAACAATTCCTTAGATATTTCACTAACGTCTTGCATTTGTGTAGCGTTAATAATCTCGAAAGCTTCTTCAGCTGCCTTACCACCAGCAGACCCTAAAGCTGTTGCCCCTATTCTGACTAATCTATCATTTTTCAATATAGGTTTGAGTTGTTTTATTGTTCTGCCATAAGGATTGAGTGCTGCAATTGCACCAATTATAGGGCCAACCGTTCCTGCAAAATCTGCAAAGTCAGCTATTGATATACCCTCTTCATCTACAATAATATTTTTATTCGATGGTTTTAGACCTAGTCTCCTTTGACCGTTAGGTGTAACAGCTAATCTACCGTTAGAGTCGTAAATAAAACCACTTGATCCCACGTATCTACTTAATACACGTTCTTTCTCTTCTTTTGTTTCGGCAGTATCTAATTGCGCTCTAAGTGCTAGGTCACTTATGCCTGTTTGGTAATCAAATTGACTTTCGTTATATATTTTGCCGCCAGCTTCTTTGGCTAAGTATTCCCTTACTTTTTTAACAGCTAGTTCCTCTTGTCCAGGCTCTCCTTCGACTTCAATGATTCTGCCATCTGGTACTTCAATTTCATATATCATTTTATTGTAAGTCTAATTCTTTTTTCTTGTGTATCCCCTTGACCTGAATCTGAAATAGACTTTCCTAAATCAAAAGGTGGTGTCGTATTATATTTTGCGTAAGGTTTCAAGCTCGCCTCGTAATTGGTCATACCAAGTTTGTATCTTGATTGCGCTCTTGCGTAGGCTTTGTCTAATTTATCCAAAACATTTTCTTTACTTGAATCCCATTCTATTTTACCAACTAAACTACCTGCGATTTGCCTGTCTAAGTTTGATATTGTTCGACCACTCTCTCCAGTAAGTTCTTTTATATTACCGTTAATAATATCGTTGATATAATTTTTAGCAGCTTCTCTAGTGCTAAGTTTTATGTCTGCTCCAAAGAATCTGCGAGCTTCATTGAAGTATTCTGTGAAAAGGGGACCAAACCCCGTAGCATCTCCTGTCTGTACTAATTTTTTAGCTTCAGTAATTGCTCTTAATACAGCATCAGAAGTTTCTACTTCAAATATGCTTTCTGATAAATCTTTTGCATATTTAGCTGAGTTGTCTTGAAATTTATTTAAGTTTTTGATTTCTTCTTTTGCTAAAAACTCTTGAAAATCTGTAGTATCTTTGGGCTTTTCGGCTTCTTTTTGTTCTATAGCGGTCAACGCCGACCCTTCAGCTATACCAGCACCTATTTGACCAGTCTCAACCATTTTTATACCAATATTTCTCATAAGATCTGAAAAGCTTTTGGTTTGAAATATATTATATTGTCTTTCTTCAGGTGTTGAATCTAGTGCAGCTTTCACTTCTAATTCACTACCCTCGTTGACTAAATCTTTGTCCTGTTCACCAGTCGATACAACTTCATAACCAGCGTCTCCTTGCTTCATCTCATCATCAATTTCACCTTGAGATTTTGTTTCTGTAGCCTCTAATTCTTTGATTTCTTCTTCTACATCCTCGGGTGTAGTTATAGAGCGAAAACCTGCAGTAGCTGCAGCAGTGCCACCTAAAAGAGCTGCTGGGCCTGTCTGTACGTCATATTGGTATGATCTTGGATCAAATTTAGGTAATGCTTGAAAACCTTTTTGACCCGCAACAGCGACGCCTGGTTTTTTTGTGACTTTTACAGGTGTGAATCCTTTTAATCTTCCAAATAAATTTCCAATACCTGATATGACTTTACCGCCTATTTTAGTCCCTGCTAACGGTAGAGCAGATATAGCTGTACCAGTTAAACCTATACCAGCTGCCAATTTATTACCTTGTTGTCTTTCGTATGCTTCGACAGGATCGCCTGTTGGAGATAAATTTATATCAACAAACTCTTGATCAATTATTTGTCCGTTGGATTTTTGTTTGATTGCAAAAAAATTACCATCCTTATTAACAATTTTGGTAGTAATCTCTATAGGATTTATTTGCGAGGGTGTTAAAACTTTTGAAACTACTATGTCTCCTTGTGAAAACATTTTTCTATCAAGTACGTTCAATTCTACACCTCTTTAAGTTCTGTAAACACTCTGACCTGTAGGCACATTACTGTACGGATTCATTGTTCCGTAAACATTCAAGAATGTTCCTATACCAGTTGCCAAAGGGTCTTGTGGCATACCATAAGTGGTTCTTACATCTGAGAAGCCAGATTGATATTGTGGTATAAATCCCTGAACGGATTGAGCTGCTGCTAAAGGCGCTGTCCTAGTTTGAACTGCTTGGTCAAACTGTCTTCCTAAACGTGTCTCGGCTAGATCCCTAGCTGTTTGTCCAAGTCCAGTCAATTCACTTCTTTGTCTTTGACCTAAATTAAATATATCAGTTCCAAGACCTGCATATTGACCACCAAATCTTGATAACCTATCTGCAAAACCCTCTCTAGCTCTTGCTTGTCTTCCAAATTCATCAATCGCAGATCGTTGAGCAGTTTCAAAGCCGCCTGATCTTATAGCAGCTAAAGCTTCTCCCAACCCTTTACCTAAAGCAGATTGCCTTTCTGCTGCACTTAACCTTGCTCTTGAACCAAAAGCCGATTCACCACCTCTTTCTATATCTCTAGCCCTTTGTTGCGCATCTCTTATTTCTGCGCTTTTAAAAATATCATCTATAGTTTGTTGAACTACCCTTTGCTCAAAAGGGTTATAAAATTGTTCCGTTAATCTTGGGTCAAATTGTAAATTGGCTGCACTTCTAGCAGCGTCTGTCCCCTCATCTAATAATTCTTGTTGTCTACTCAAAAAAGGCTGAAAAGACCCTATACCTTGAAGAGCTTGTAGTCTTGCTAATTGTTCAAAGGGATCAAGATCAGCTGTTTCTCTAAGTATTGCTGGTGCGCCAAATACTCTGTTAGCTGCTTGTGTTGCTTGTGCAATAAGTCCAGGCGTGTCAGGTGAACCAAAAAGCGCCTCTCTGACAAAAGGGTCGGATGTTCTTTCATCACGTACAAATCCAGTCGCTACAGGATTTATGGTTCTTGGATTTCTTGAAATCGCCATTAAATACTCTCAAAAATATTCATTAACTCGCGCATGTTTTCAACACCCTCTTCTCTTGAAGGTTTACCGCCTTTTACTAACTCAATACCTGATTTATTTTTTTTCATATTGAAGGCGCCAGCCCCTCTAGTAGCTTTAGCTGTCATAACAAATTCACCATCACTTAACATCGCTGGTATATCATCAGAAGTGCCTGTGCCTGGACCTATTGATTCGCCACCTTGGCGTAAATCTAGTTCAGCTACGCCACCTACTGCAAACGCTTGTCTTTGTCCCATATTAGCTATATCTAAAACAGCTGGTTTGGGTGTTAATCCAAATTGACCTCTATCGCCACCAGTGCCTAAATCAGAAGCGAGTTGGTATCTGCCAAGCGCATCCATACTAACTTGTGGTGTGACTGCAAGACCGCCTGCTCTATCTCTGGCTGCGTCGTAAGCTAGTTTGCCTAAGAATCCACCAAGACCAGCAGCCCCTAGACCGCCTCCAAGACCTCCAAGACCTCCAAATAGATTTGGACCTAATTTTTTTTCTGCACTTAATTCTTTAGCGTCACTTGATACACCATAAAAGTCTTTTAGTCCACTTCCGCCACCAAAACCGAGAGCATCTCCGAGTGTCTTGATGCCTTTTGGGGTTTGAAAGGTCATTTCTTTTATTTGTTGGTTTCTCTCATCTACCATTTGTTGCACAACTGATGGGTCCATAGTCTCCAACATTTGATCTATTTCAGCATCCGTATAGGGTTGTATACCACCTCCAAAAAAACCTGCAATACTTCTTCTTATTTTTGGTCCTATTGTCCCACCAAAAATACCTGTAGCACCTTTTATTGGATTGAAAAATTTTCCTATTTTTGCTGCGCCAGGTATGCTACTGACCAAACTTCCTATGCCGCCGCCCAGACCACCTAAGACTCCACCTAAAGCAGTGCCAACTCCAGGCACTAAAGCAGCTACAGGTGCTACTTTTCTAGCCACTTTTTTTATTGACTTGAAAGCTTTTTTAAAAAAACCAAACTCAGGTAATCCTGTAATCGGATTGATAGACATACCAGATCCGACGGTATATTCGTTCGGATCAAGACCAGCAGCTATCATCTCTTGGTTAATACGTGCTTGAGTAGCGGGTGATATAACAGGTGGTACGACACGTTCACCTAAAGCGACGTGTGCTAGAAACTGATCTTCGTCTCTACCTAAACTTGCTATTCCTGTTCCCGTTCTATCTATTCTATTCATTTGTCTTAATTTTACTGTTTTTACTCATTTTGTTAAACAAAATTCATAT